TTCATAAAGAATAGATCCCGGTCTAAACGGAATATCTATTGATTGATATCTTAAATAGTCTGCAGATATTTGATTAAAATCGTCATCTAAACTACCGGCACCACCACCTTCTGTAGCCCTAAACCCAGCATTACCTTTATATTTTGGTGATGTCCAAACTAATTGTCCTGAAGTTCCTCCACCATCACTATAAGATCTACCTTTTAAACCAAAATTAATTGACTCTTCATTACCTTCATATAAGATACCAAGAGCATCAGGTCCATAAACAATACTTTGTTGTTGAACTCCAAACTGATTAACGGGTAATTGATTCGGTGGTCCGTCAATTTGTGCCGGTTCCGAAGTTTCACTACCAACATAATATCCTGAAGATTGTGACTTGTCTTGGTCAAATAATCTATTTACAGCGGCCGAAGCTCCAGCAATTAGACCACCAATAAGTCCACGATTATATGCCGGTCTAAAAAGGTTATAATCTAAAGCCGAAAAAAGTGCTGATCTAGTACCATTACCAGTATTAGCGACAAATACTTCAGAAGGATTTCTATATTTGTTAAGTATAGGCGCTAATAAACCACCCGTTAAATTGTTTGCAACTCCTAGTGCAGCCTCTGCTTGTGGTCCATTTATTGGGTTATCATCATCAAAGTAATCACCAGGAATAAATGAAACAGGAAAATATGTTCCTGTCAATCTATTTGCTAAAGATACTGTTGCTAAAACAGGGTTTTCAGGTACTGTAATTCTCCAATCTCTAATAAAAAATGGTTGTTGTCCTGTTGCTAATAAACTTGCAGAAAAAGGATCGCTAATTGTATCAAGGTTGATAACACCAATTGTGGCTTGTTCCAATTCTTGAGCGATTCTCTCATCAAACGCAAACTTTAATTGCGCTGCACCTATTTTAGCCAAGAAACTATCCGAAGATAGTGGTCCATTTGATCCTATTGGGTCATCTTGAAATACAATGTTAAATGTTGGGTATGATGAATAACTATAGTATCCTGGATCCCAATATGGTTGATATATATTACCAGCATTTTGTATATCGGTAATAATCACTAAATCTTTATAACCACCACTTGGTCCCCATTTATTGGTAACGTATGCGGATTCTATAAAGAATTCATTTACAACATCTAAAACGGTGTCGTTTGGGTCGTAAGGTCCTTGATTTGTTCCTTCGGGATTGTTTGTAGATGCAATCGAATTGATACCTATCGGTTGACTAAAACCTCCTTCAGGTCCGTATTCATTCAAAGGATATAAGTCCTGAGCAAATAAATTTGTTGATACGTAATTATTTGGGGAATCTACTACATTATTAACTGAAAGCACTGTTTCATAGTCAACAGGATTACCAGGTGATGTGTAAGTTCCAGGAACATTATAAGGTGTTAAATTCTTAACCAATAATTGTTTCCTAAAAGCATTAGAATTACCAAACGATAAAAAACTTTCAGACATATTGTTTTATTTTATAAATAGGGGTTTGGTATATTTTTTATCACTATTATTTGTTTTTAGATCCTTGCGCTGACGCTGGTGCGTTCTTATTTTCAATCGCTTCTTTTAATAACGCTTTACCTTCAGCTGTTTGAGTTAAATAATTGACAATATCTCCCTTAACCGAGTTTAGATCCATGTTTTTAACATTTTCATCACCAGTTAGATTCATATTCAAATTAACCGTAGCCGTTGACTCAACTTTCTGTGGTTGGGAATAAGCTTCTTTAAACTTATTTGAGATATCAATTAGTGTTGTATTGATGAATTCTTGGGAGCTTGCGGTTAGTTTTTGTTCAGCATTATCCAATGCTTTCATAAAATTTTGTTCAGCAGCTCTTTGTTTCTCTTTATTCCCTTCAATACCACCTACAATATAATCTTCTGCTGGTTGACCTATTTCGGTAAATGTCTCTCTAACACCTTTTGTTGTTGCTTGGTTGGCTAAATTTCTTGATAAAATTGCTTGAGATCCCATTACCGTTCCAAATAATTTTTCTAGAGGTTCTGAGGTTGCCTTACCATATTCTATGGTTTTCATATAACCAGCAGTATTATTACGAATTTGTTCAGATACACTTAACTGATCTAAAGCAATTTCCTCAATACTTTTGCTACCATCTTCTTGTTGTTTCTTTAAACTTTCAAGATCTGTCGCGGTTAATTGATCAACTTGTTTTAATTCAACCTCACCTGTTTGTTCATTCTTAACATTGATCATCGCTTTTCCATCCTTTAACTGAGCCATACCAGCAATCATCTCTTTAGTTTCATCGTCTGTTGCCAAAGAAGGGAATTGAATTTGTTTCATCTTCATGTCAAAATCCGCGGCTTTGATTGACATTGATGCAAGTTCTTCCGCAGGTATACCCATTTCTTTTGCAATTTCTCTCAATCTTCTTTTAGATCCAGGCATAATTTCAAACTTACCGTTAGCCTCGTTGAATTTGGTAAACTCTTTGGTAACATTAAGAATCTCTTTTTGTAGTCCTTCAGGGTCATTCGCCGCCAAATCCATAGCCCTTAGTGGATCTAATAGTCCACTTGCGGTAACACCCAATCTTTGTAGTCCTGCCGCCATTTCAATAGCACCTTCAGGATCATATATCTTGTCAGCAAAGTTAAAGACTTGTTCCATACTGATACCCATACGTTCTGAAGTTGCGGCCATTTTAGCAAGACCTTTGATACCATTATCGAAATTGTATAGGTTCATCTTACCGAGATTTCCAACTACTTTGTCAGAAACACCTGCAACTGAAACACCAACACTACGAGCATAATCGGTAACCTCTTTCATTCGATCACCAACATCATACACAGACACACCAACGTCTCTGAAATTAGTTGCTAATTTACCAATATCAACTCTAGAAACTTCAGCAGCTGCGGATAATTCAGTAATGGCTTCCTTACCTAATGTTGCAGTACTACCCATACTTTCCATTACCTTAGTGATATTTTTTAATCCTTGTTCTTCGGTAATACCCATTTTCATTAACTCGGGTATTGTATCGGCAATTGATTGTTTGAATCCTTCTATTGATTCTTTCGTAGTACCAAACTCTCTTTGGATTAAAGTTGCTCTATCATCTAATTCTTGGAATGCACTTAAGTCTGTGATATCTAAAGCATCTCCGATGCCAGCAAAAGCTGTTTTTAACTTATTTGAAGATTCTGTTACGCTTAAAGTCCACTTACCTAAATCGGCATTTAAATTTCCAACGACTTTACCGCTACTCGAACTAAACCTATCGCTTTGGTCGATTGTCTTCCTCTGCGCCTCGTAAAGTTCTTTGTATTTATCTAACTCTTTTTGAAGTTCCGCTTCTCTATCGCTCATTACGCTTTTTTACATAAATATTTAATTATTGGTTTTAGTATCCTCAATGTGTTTTTGGATTAAATACTTACGGACATATGTTGGCATATTCATAAACTCAGAGTATTGAGTTCTGAATAATCTAGAGAAATAATAAAATTCGTCTAAGATTGTTGTCTTATATTGATAAGAAAGGCCGAAAAAATTCCACCCCAAAAGTGATATCAATTACCACTTTTTCTCCTGACGGGGCTATAACTTCTTTTGATAGGTCTAATCTTGGTTCATTATCCAAGATAAATCTTCTAATATATTTAGAATCGGAGATTGGCATTTGTTCGACAAATACGCTAATTTTATTTCTATCTTCATCACCATCAATCGCCACAATGTGTTTCAACAATTTAGTTGTTACAACAGGTGCAGTTCTTTCAGAAGGATAAGATTTCACGATTCTATCAATTTCAATTCTATCTAAAACATTTAACAATTTTAAAGTAACCGTTTTCTTTGTTATAGGTAATACTGTCTGTAGATAACCATTCCCATCAGGTTCTACATCTGTTTTTTTATAATTTAACTCATCAAGTAGAATCGTAGCACTGAATCTTTCATCAGTTACAGGGTCAATAGCTGTTACCCTATATTCAGGACCAAAAGAAGTATTACGTAAGAAAAGTAACACCGCTTCAATATCACCATCCAAAAGTTCTTCAGGTCTTAAATCTCTTTCATAAATTTTATTTCTCAATAAAGGTAAAATAATTCCCTCATTAACATTTTTTCTATAATCAACTTCTGCCAAGATATTTTCATCAGCGGCGGTTAAGTAACCAACTTTAATTGATTTCTTTTTTGATTTGTAAAACTTACCTTGTGTTGGTAATTGAATTACGTCGTGTGGCAAATTAAATTCTGCCTGACCTGCAGCATATACGTCTTGTTCCATAAACTTCTTTTTATAATTAAAAATAAAAAAGACCTACCACTAGTAAAGTGAATAGGTCTTTAATTAGTATGTTTTTTTTACTATTAGTATACCAAGATACAACGGTCCATTCTCATGTTCGCAGTTATTTTAGCAATACCGTCACTTGAATAAGATAACGATCCACCGTCATATCCTGTTAGGAATGTACCTTCTAAAATCCATTTCTCAACAACAACACCTGTTGGGTCTAACATCTCAAGGTCAACGTTCTTTTTGTAACCCGCAGCATAACCCATACGTCCTGTTACTGACTCGGCACATAAACGGATCCATTCCATAACCGCTTGTGATGCAGAAGGACCGATTGGGTCACGGAAAGTTACAGGAAGTTCACCCCAAGTAAATCTACCTGCAACGTATGTTGAAGTATTCAAGAACTGAATTTCAGTTGCCCCGATTGTAAGTTTTGGTCTAGAGGTTGTCTCAACGTACCACTCATTGATACCAAGTGATGATGGGAATCTCAAAATCCATCGGTTCTCCCTTTTCGGTTCGTAAGGGATCGGCATTTTCATTAACAAATCAGCCATATCTTATTTTTTAAATTTTTCTTTTATTTTTATTATAAATAGTGTGAAATAAAAATTTTTCTATTTACTTCAATTATTTTTTAAATTATATCTCTACTAGACCAGTTTAAATTAATATTTAGTTTTCTTTCCTCCTCCAGTGTGATAGATTTCTAATCCAGATTCATCATCAAAATGTTTCTTCATTGCTTGAACGTTTCTTAAGTCGTCATCTGAAAAACCAATATAAGGAACAAAATAATTACTAATTTTATTTTTCATAAAGGCTTTTTCCTGTAATTGTCTAGATAGGTTATTAACGTAAGTCATAAACTCTTTCATCGCATCAACCTTTAATTGTTCAGGATTCGCAGCGGAACCTTGACCAAAACTAACAGGGTGATATTTGTTCATATCTAAGTAAGCTCTTACTAATTCATCATCAGATAAATCTTCTTCGTCTGCCAACTCTCTATATTTTTTTAAATTTTTAACTAATTCTTTTTCACTTAGACCGTGTTTGTTTTTCTTAATTAGGTTATAAACCGCATTTTTAAGAACTGAAGGTGTGTGTCCTCTTGCTGTGATGATTGAAAAAACAGACCCATTATTAACCGCTTCGACAAAATCATTCCACGCTGGTCCTGTAGGTGCTTTCATAGCATCTCTTAAGAAACCTTTATCACCAGGTACATTGAAGTCTCTGAAAGGATTTTCATCAAAACCAACTATGGTGTGTCCCTCATATTCGAATGGTTCTTTACCAATTTCAGTTCTGTATTCTGCAAAATCTTCTGTGGACATACCAACAACTTTCCCTTTATCGTCTTTGGTGTAAATTTTTGTTGGCATATACATAAGGTTATCGTCCCAGTCAAAAGCATAATACTTCATCGTAGGTTTCATTTGATCGTGAATGATCTCTGAAATAATCTGTTTAACAACTTTTTTATAATTCATATAAATAAATATCTCATTAAATAAAAAAAGGGGAAACTTTCGTCCCCCCTTTCATATGAATATAAACCAACTTATATATTCTCAAACGATGCTCCTGTCGGAGTAATGTAGAATGTGATGTCGATGAATTCAAGTGATCTTGTAGGTTTGATGTAAATCTTACCTGTCAATTGGTTTCTATCGATATCTTCAGGATCGTTGGATACAGTAACTCTAAAGTCATATAAACCACGATCTCTTCTGATTGCATCTAAGATTGGGTTAACCGCGTTTAAGAAATCTTGTCTTACTTGTGCGTCGTTTTGTTCAAACAATAATCTTACAGAAACTGCTGAAATCAATTTACGAGCTTGTAATAACAATCTTCTTACGTTGATTCTGTCAAGAGCAGATTCTCTAACTTGTAAAGTTTTGTTACCCCAAATTACAGTTCCAACATCAGAGAAGGTTGCGATTGGGTTAATTCTACCTACGTAAAGAATATCTCTATCTTCTTGAGTCAACTTCTTACGAGCCTTGATACAGTTAACAATACCACGAGTGTAACCTGCCGCCGCGAACCAAGGGAATGCGATGTTATCAGTTAACGCCAAGTTTCTTGTTACTTCAGCTGTCGGTGGGATGTAGATTTGTGTATTATTTACACTATCTCTTGTTAATACCCACGGATAGTAAGTAGCTGTATAGTTAGAGTCAATTCCTGTGTCTTCTAAGTTATTAACCGCTTCAGTAGGATAGATTAAGTAATCTTGCCCGTTAAGAGAAGGGACATACATATCAACGTCAGGTGTTGTACAAACGTAAAGTGAATCCGCTCTGTTAAACTCAATCATTTCGATAGCCGACTCAACCAAGTTACTATTGTTAACATAGTCAATACCCGGAGTTACAAACACGTTGATGTTTACCGCTTCAGGGTTTGCAAATGTTTGTTGACCTAACAAGTATGCGTAGTAGTCAGAGTTTGCGAAGTTTTGAGTACCATCACCTAAAGAGATTTCTTTAAATGCTCCCCATCCTGTAGCGTTAGGGTATCTTGTTGAAGGACAAGCTCCTCTTAAGAATCCAGCTCTACCGATTTGGAATTGGTCTGTGTTTGTTCTCCACTCTCTGTAGATATCCCATCCATCAAAACCACCTTGTACTAAGAATGTGAACTTACGAGCAAACAATCTGTAGTATGCGTTTGTTGGTAATTCTGGTTCTGTGATAAACGGTGAGTTACCACAGATAAATCTTGGGTCACCCGCAGTTGAGAACTCAGGTCCGATTGTTAAACCACTTGCATTTACGTCCATGTTA